CTGTAGCGCGACAATTTTTTTGCGAAACTCGGACAGAATTTTTGAGAAAAAATAGCCCGGTTCTAAGAAGTAAATCCGAAACCCGCTCACTTGCATCGACGGCCCCCAAAATGGAGGGAGCCGCCCATGTAAAGGGGCGGGTTTTAGCTTGGGGAGGAGCGGCCTTTGCCGCCCCTCCTTTAGCTTTTTGCCCCTGGGGTAGTAGTTACCCCTCCGTAGCCTCTCCGGCGTCCTCTGCGGCCTCCTGTGCCGCTACAGGCTCGGTATATTCAGACCAGCCATAGACACCGGGCTCCCAGACGTTGGAGTCCACGTCGGAGACCCACTTCTTTTCGTTGTGAGTCACCTTGTCGCCATTTGCATAGGCGTCATGTGCTCCGAGCGGCTGCACCCACTCAGGGAACTCCTCGAGAGGGTTTCCGATGCGCGTCCACATGGAGGGTGTATCGGAAGGCTTGGTATTCTGTCCCGCGTTGGTGACGTCGTGGATGGAGCGGTAGAGCTGCCCTTCGTCCTGGACGATACTGCCCGCGCTGCCTCTCCAATTCTCGTCCCACTCGACAAACAGGTCGGGGTACTCGTTGATCGTCACCTCATCGAGCTGCTGCTCCTGGGCCATCTTGACGAACATGATCTCGGCGACGGCCTGGGCGGAGCTGCTGCGCCGCTCCTTCTGGTTGAGCTCCTTGATGGAGGTCTTCGGGGTTAAATACTGCATTTCGCTCATTCGTAAGCACCTCCAAATCCAGAGATAGAAACTTCGCCTTCGTAGCCCTCATTCTTGACGATCGTGAAGCGCACATTCACGCCCCACTTGTCCGCCGTCTTGGTCTCGTTGGTGAAGTTGAAGACTCGGTTGAGCTGCACCATCGCCGTGATGTCTTCCCATGTGGGAACGGCGTCAAATGCGTTGTTGCAAGCCTCCACCTTTGCGACTGCGCCCTCGATCTTCCATGTCGGGGTGATGAGGATTTTGGTCGCCCGGGCATCCGTCTCCTCCGGGGCCGAGAACTGGAAGGCGATCGTGTTCTCTGCCTTGGAGAAATTCCAGACGCGGACAGAGGTCGCGAAGTTGCCGTCCACGGCCTCGACGCGGAGCTGGTGCGTTCCGTTGGTCAGCGTGAGCCACTTTTCACGGGTGAGCTCAATCGTGGCCTCTTCTCCGAGCGTCGCTTGGTAGCTTCTGATCTCATCGTCATCCACGAACTCAGTGACGACCACATTGTCGCCCTCAACGTCCGTGATGGTGTAGTTTTCAGCGAAGCTGCCGGTCTTGAGACCGAGGTCTGTGTCGGTGCCAGAGATCGCCGGGGCGGAGTTGGTTCTCTTGAAGGTGAGGCGTCTGTACGCCGTTCCGCCCTTACCGTCCGTGACGGTGATCGTGATGGTATTGACAGAATTGAGGCTCAAGGAGTAGAGCTTCTCGCCCGTGACGGTTACATTCAGAGCCTCGCCTCTGGGGGCGTTGTTGATGGTTCTGAGTGTCTCGTCGTTGAGGGCCTCCACGACCGTCAGGGTGTCTCCGTCCGCGTCATCGACCGTGTACTGATAGGTGAAGCCGAGGTTCTTATCCCCGAGGTTGGTGTCGGTGCCGGAGATCGTCGGGGCTGCGTTCGTTCTGGTGAACGTCCACGTCCGGGTCGCCGTTCCGCCCTGCCCATCGGTGACGACCACCTTGACCGTGTGCGAGCCGAGGCTCAATTCATCGACCGGGACGGTGATCGTATTTACAGAATTTCGCGTCGGGGCAAACGACTTCGTCGTTTGCCCATCAATCGACTCCGTCGCCGTCAAGACGTCGCCGGAGTCGGAGTCGTCGACGGTGTAGGTGATCGTGAAGTTGCTGTTCTTATCTCCCAGGTCTCTGTCACTGTCAGAGATCAGAGGGTCAGTGTTCAGGACTTCAAGGACGGGGCGGAAACCGACGTTCGCGTACTGGTACGTAGCATCGAGGCAATCCCAGCCGCGGGCCGAGAAGCACCCACGGAGCGCGCGAGACGAAGAATTTCCAGAATATGTCTCCTGACACCACGAATAGACGTAGTACCAATTCCAAAACTGGTTGTGAGTGCTGTTCAAGTCGGTCGCGTTTTGCGTGCTGTCCAGGTCAGACGAGACCGGGGCCGGAAGGCCGGTGATGACCTCCTCGCGGGTGATGAACCTGTCCCACTCGTTATTGGTAGGCGTTCCGCCGGAGTAGTAGTCTCCCGACGTCCTGGGCCCGGTGCCGCCAGTCAGGACGCGGCACTTGTACTTCGCTCCATCAATCGTGACTTCCTTGCCGGTGATGTAGCCCTGACCGTTCAGGTCGTTCCAGGAACAGTTGACCAGGATGACGCGGTCGCAGATGAGCAGCGTTTTGTCGCCGTCCTGGATTTTATGCCATTGAAGCTGATTTGCCTCGGCGGTGGGGGTGTCGCCGAAGGTGTAGTTTGCCATGCTACCGGACATCGAGGGGATGTTGCCATCAGCAGAGGCTCCGGTCGGGGTCAAGTCGTTACGCCACGGCCTTGTAGGGCGTGCCAGAACGGAGCCGTTGTTGTAGAACCCGCCGAGCTTGACGGTTCCGAGAAATTGCGCCATAAGGTAGCTCTCCTTCCGTTTTTATGAAGCGGTAGGGAGCGAATATCTTCTTCGCCAGATTGTAGGCGCAAGCCCACCGGGCGAAGCCGAGCCACGAGTTGACCGCCTGGACGATCTCCTTCTTCGTGATCTTGCCCTCTTTGAGCTTCTTAATCATCGCCTTAATGCGCCGCTTCTCCTTGCGCTTGGACTCGGTTCGGAGAAGGAGGTGCGTCGCTTTGATTTTGAAGCCGTAGGCGTTCACGCCCTGCCGCACATAGAAAATCTTGGTCTTTTGGTTGGTCTCAAGGTGGAGCCTCTCCTGGAGGAATACCTTGATCTTTGCCAGCCACTCCCGGGCGATCTCCTTGTTCGGCGCGATGATGACGATGTCGTCCATGTACCGAGTGTAGAGTTTAGCACCGAGGAAGCGGATGCAATACTGGTCGAGCTCGTTGAGGTAGATGTTGGCGAAGTCCTGGGAGCTGACATTCCCGAGGGGTATGCCGGTCTCGCCTTCCGGGCTCGAGTCGATCACTTTGCAAAGAAGCCGGTAGAACCGAAGGAAGTCCTCGTACTTGTCGGGGTACTTCTTTTTGAGCTTCTTGAACCGCTTCGCGATGATCTTCTTTAACACTTGGCGGTCGATGCTATAGAAAAACTTCTTGACGTCGATCTTGATGACCGCTGCCTCGTCGCCCCATTTCATGCGGGCGACCCTCATGTCGTGCTGCACGTTGAACGCCGCCCGGATGGGGCCCTTGCCGTACATACAGGCGAAGGAACGGTCAACGAAGACGGGGCGGAAAAGGTTCTGGAGCTCCTCATGGATGACAAGCTGCACGACCTTATCCCGAAGGTGCGGTATGTGGAGGCTCCTGGTCTTCGGCTCCGTGATCGTCCTGTGACGGTACGGGCCGGGACTGTACTCACGCCTCCCAGGCTGCGGTCTGCTCTCAATTTTCTTGAGATCAGACCAGAGCTCGACGTTGTTCACCTCAGAGAGAAGGTCATAGCATACGGCCTCACGGGAAAACTTCCTGTGACCTCTGAGGGCTTGTTTATAGCTCGCCTCGATCATAGGCCACCCCACCACATCCTCGTACTTGGAGGGCGGCATAGGCGGCGGGACGAGCTTACTTTTGGTGTTCTTGGTGTTGTAGTGCAAAATGGGGAATTTCGTCATTTGTGGCATCCTTTCCAGTTAGAACGGCTTGGCACCTATGACGCGGGTTTATACCCACATTGTAGACAGCCTCCCGCCGCCCAATACGACAGGGTGGGCGGGCCTCTATCACTGTTTTTACGCCGTCTCAAGACATGGCGAAGGATTACCTCTCCCTTGAAGTATAACAAGGACTCGCCAGCAAAGCCGTGACCGTGCCGGACGAAATAACCTACAAGGCGGGGCGGAAACCGACGTTCGCGTTCTGGTTCGTAGCATTGTTGTAATTCCAGTTGCGGGCCGAGTTGTACCCACGGTTCGCGCGATACGAAGACCATACAGAGATAACCCTAAGTAGGTGCTTTACTTTTTGGGCTGCTGCCCGTTATTGATGAAGAACTTTTGCAAGCCTCCAATGATGCGCCCGATCTCATTGAGTTTTCCTTGCAATTCAAAGAGCTTCTTCTGGGTGATGTACTTCTGCGTCTTTGCTATCCCAAACAAGACGAGGAGAAGGGTTTTCTCCGCGTCCGCTTCGTCCAGCCATTCCAGCCGCTTCTTGACGACCGTGAGGTTGTTCGCCATGACGGCGGCACGGATGAGCTTGAAGCACGACTGCTTAATCTCTTGACTCAAGGAGAATTTCTCCGAGACGGGGAAGTTTTTTAGCAAGGGGTAGACATCCCTTTCCAGGAATATCTCAGCCTTCTTTTGCAGAACTGACGGCTCAGCCAATATAGACACACCTCGCTTCCTTGACGCGGGTGATCTCGGTGATGTCCCCGTAGAACTCCAGGCCGTAGTCGGTCAGTCTGATTTTGATAGGCTTACCGCTGAGAGAGCTCTTTCCCTCGAGCGTCAGGTTCTCCCCGATCTCCAGGGCGAGGCCGCTCTCGGTTTCAATGACGATGTCGTCTTCTTTGAGCTGCCTGCATTTTTTGCATATCGGGACGAGCTCTCCAAACAGGCTCCCGATGATGCAGCTTGCCTCCTTTCGGGTGCAAGCGACCTTATACATAGATTTTCCGCGCCACGGGGTCATAAATCCCGGACGTGATCGCGACGGCGGTAACGGAGTCAAAATTTTTGAGAAAGACGTTGTTGACCATGTTGTTCAGCGTGGCGTCTTTCAAGACCTTGATCTCCTGCTGCGCGGCTGCGATCTGAGCCTCATGGAGAATAGCGGCTTCCCGGTTGGCGAAAATGCCGTCGTCCATGTGGTTCATGTTCGTCTGACTCACGGGCGTCCCTTCTTGGATGACTTCCCCTGTCACGACATCGGTGACGTGGTCAAGCCACCCAATTTTTTCATACTGCTTCATCGCTGCTTTCGACCTCCATTTCCTTGATGTTGTATTTGAAGGCTACATAGAGCCCCTTGCCCTGTGTCTTGGTGAAGACCCGATCGCCAGCACTCGCCACGACGTCGCCGTCAGTGTCGACGAGCTCCACGTTGGAGACGTCACCGATGACTGTGTCATCGAAGTAAACATACACCCTCGCGTCGGAGCCGCTGACGATTTTTCGGAAGGGTTGCACCGCCTTCGGCTGTCCGTTCAAGGTAAAGGCTGCGTGATCGACGGAGTCGACGAACCGCTGCCCGATCTTCTGGATGCCGATGTCTGTGAGCGTTTTTGCCATTTAGTCGCTTCCTCCTCTCATTTGAGTTGTGCTGGAGCATCGGGCCGTATCGGAACACCTCAAGTATTCCTTGACGCCGCTCTCAGCCCCGGAGATCGCCGCGATGTTAGAGGCGAGCCCCTCGTAGATGGTATAGTTGCCGAAGTGATAGAACTCCTCAGACGCCGCGAATGTGCCGGACTTCGGGAACTGGACGTCGCCGGAGTCTTTTCCGCCCTGTGCCGTGACCTTCGAGGCAAGCAAGTAACCCTCGCTGACCACATGAGGCCAAACGCCACAAACGAGCTGACCGCACCGTGGATAGTCTGAAAAGCCGTGCTCGAGTCTGGAATGTAGAACAACGGCAGCCCCGGTCTCCATACCATAAGCTGGCTTGCTGCTGCCCTGTTTGACCTTGCGAACCTCTGCGTCGATGACGTCGAGGTTGTAGACGCCGCTCTGCTTCGAGCTCTTGAGGAAGATGATGAACTCGGCCCACCGTTCCGGGTCTTGTACGGAGAACGGTTCGATGTAGCTCTTATCGTAGCCGAGAGAGGTGAGGGCGTAGAGTACGCCTTGCCGCGTGCCTCCCCACTCGGAGATCAGCCCCTTCATGGAGAGCCTCGTCCTATAGGCTTCTATATCCTCTCCTTCAAGCCTCGGCATATCCCGATCTTGACCGTGTACCGGGAGCATGACCGGCGACGCGCTCACTACGTTCGCCTCGTCTCTTACTCGGAAGAACGCTTTCTTGACGTCATCAAAGTCCTTCCCGATGACCCGGAAGAAGATGCGGAACTGGTTGGCAGCTTCCTTTCCCTTCTTCAACGGAGCGAACAGGAGGTCAAACATATAGTCGCCGAAGTTGTCGTATCTCTTCATCCGATCACTCCCTTTCGACTGTTACATTGACAGCCCCGAGGGTGATGACCTTGTCCTTGTCCAGCTTCACGTCCTGGGCCGGTACGGTGATCTCGGCATTTGTGGCCGAGCTGTAGCCGTTTCGGACTGCGAAGTTGATGTCGGAACGAGTCAGCTCGTTTAGCTTTCGACCTCTGCGAACTGCAAGCAGCTCCGTCAGGATAGTCTTGACCCGGTTCTCGATGTCTTCATCGGAGTCTGCCGAGCCGGTCGTGATGGTGAGCTCGATGTCCTGGTCGACTGTGACAGAGGACTTCACGAGTATATTATCGTATGGCCCCGCGATCTTGTCAACGGCTTCCTGGACTGACTTGAGCAAGCCTTCCGTCGCTTCTCCAGCCGTGCCGGTTACGATGATGTCGACGGTGCCTTGCCCTCTCGGATGGTCACAATCTGCCTGGGCAAACAGGACGCCGGTGACGGACTCAGCCGCGTTGACAAAGGCGTCTTCGGTCGCAAGCTGCGCCAGCTCAGACCACGATCGGAGGGTGCGTGCTCTCGCGCTCTCATCGTCTTCTGTATCGCTGCCCTCGCGCACAATCCAGTCGGCGGCGTTTGTGATCTTGACGTCTCCGATGTAGGTGAGCGTGCGGGTGATCTGTCCCTCTGGGACATTGTAGCGGCTTCCTTCGGCCTCGGCCTCCACGAGTACGTCGACCGACATCGCCCCTTTTTGGAGCACTGCCGCCTCGATCGTGAAGTATCGGAGCTCCTCTCCGTTGATGTCAAGGATGCTCTTGAAGACGTGGCCCTTCGCGATCTTAATAGCCTCTCCGCTCGCACCCACGCGGGACACGGTAACGAGCCCCTGGGCCTTCTGCGCCTTCTTTCTCTTCTTGGAGTAGTCAGGCATTTTGAGGTCAAGCCACACGCCCTCGGCATGGGTGACGAACATATGTGGTACGCCGCCCGGGTTGCTGTAGATCATCTTGACCAGCGACTCCTTCAAGGTCTGGGAGTTGGCGTCCACACACGCCACGTCGCCGATGATGCAGCGGCTCTTCATGTCCATCCAGGCGACCAGCTTCGGGCGGACGGCCTTGACCTTGCCGTTCGGTGCCGTCCACTGTACCCAGAAGTCGAAGGTGTGCTCGTCGCCCACGACGTACTCCATGACCTCGAGGCTCGTTGCGTCGCGGCGGGCCTTGACCATCTTCTTGTTCTTCCACTCCCTCGTCCCGTTGGCGGCGAGGTATCGGGCCGACTCCGCGCCCGGGGTGTCCATGAGGTACTTGATGTAGCGGGCGACGGTCTTAATGGAGGGGTAGCTCTCCCATCCGCGCCGCTCTGCCTCTTCCTCGAACCGCTCGTAGAGCATCTCGATCGTGCCCAGGTTGGCGGCGAAGCGGCGGTCGAACCAGATGTTCTCGATGAGGGCCTTCTGCTCCGGCGTCAGGCTCGGGAAGGTTCCCGTCTCCTTCGGCTTCCGGCACAAGGCCAGGGCTCGGAAGTAGTCCCGGTTCTGTCCGTCCTCCTTCTCCAGCTTGAGGGCCCAGGCGTTCGCCTCGAGGACGTTCTGGGTGTAGCGGTAAAGGGTCTGCGGGCTCACGCCAAGGCCCAGGGCGAACCGCTCGGCGTAGGCCGTGCGGTCGGGGCCGTCGTAGTCGATGAAGTCCTGAACCCGTGCGGCCAGCTCGACCGCCTCGTAGAACCTCTTCTTGTTGCTCTCGATGTAGTGGTTGAGGTCGGCGTCCACATACCAGGGCGTCGCCTCTGCTGCTCTGCGGTCTATGATGACATCCCTCCCGTCTACCTTCTGCGCGGCCCGGTATGCCTTCCGCGCCTTCGTGGTCAGGGAGGCGACGGAGATCAAGGCTTGATCTTTGCCTCCGCCCTCCCGGGCCTGGGTCTGCGTTTTGTATTGCTTGGGGTTGCGCTTCATCCTCTGGATGAGTGTGTTGTACTTGATGCCCTCGAAGGCTGCTGCCTCTTCGATGGTGATGAATACGTCCGGCACCTCTGTCCCTCCCTTCTGTTGGGGTTATGCCGCGATCGCCTTTTCGACCTTCCTCGGGTCGAGCTCGAGGGCCGCGACGATCGCCGGGAGGTACTTCCCGCCCGAGCGGGTGCCGTTAAGGATATAGCTCAAATACTGGGGTGCTACGCCCACTTCGGCGGCGAGCTCCGCCTTTGTCATGTCCTGGTCTGCGAGAGCCTTGACGACCAGCTTGCCGAAGGGCGTGAGCTTCTTGTTTGGGCCTCTCATCGCTGTCCTCCTTTCTCTGCTTTCGTTCTTAGATTTACTTCCGGGCCACCGCGTAGGCCAGGGCCAGCGCGACGCCGATGAACGCCGCCGCCTGTACGGCGGGGAGCGGGAGCCGGAGCAGTACGAACGCCGCTGCGAACCCGAGGGTCGCCAGGGCGATCAATCCGGCTCCGACGTAGATGTCCACCATCCTGTCGACCGCCTTGGTGATCTTGACCCGCGCGGGTCTCATGCGTTTCAGAGCCTCGCGCTTGGTTTCGTTCTCAAGCAATTTGAGAATGAGGTCGTAAGTCCGCACGCTCTGGGAGGCTTCGTAGAACTCCCTCTCCAGCCCGATCTTTGCCTGGAAGGGGTTGCGGGGGTCGCCCGCGTCCCGTTTCCTGTAGGCCGCGTTCCGGCGTGCTACCAGCATCTCGCCGATCGCGGTCTGTAATTCCTGTACGTTTGCCATGCTGCTCTCCTTCCATTTCCCTCCCCGGGCCGGTATAATTGGGGTGAGGCTACCAGCCCAGGAAGGGGGTGTTGTCTGTGGCTGATGCTACCCTTGATGCCGTCGAGCGCGTACTCGACGAGGTTGACAAGAGCCGTGATGTTGACTGGACTATCCTCGGTGAGCGTCTCCGCTCTGCCATTCTCGACTCCGACGAGCACGCCGACGCCGGTTTCACCGAGGCCCAGAAGTCGGCGATCGTTGCCGTCTGCCGGGAAACTTATTATGCGACGTCAGTAGTCGCGAGGGCCTACGCCTTTAAGGCTGTCGAGACCCTTCTGAGCCAGAGCGACGAGTAAGTGCCTCCGCCGCGTACTCCAGGCGTCCCTCCCTGACCCTCTCCGCTGCCTCTTGGATTGCTTGAGCAGGTGGGCGGTAGTAGGTAGGAGCATCACCCGGGGCCGTCTGTTCATCGGACGGCCCTTTCTCTTTGGGCGGCTCGCCCGTGACCAGCCACGCCAGCCAGCACTCCCGGCAGGAGAGCCGGTCGCACGTCTCGGGGATGACCGGCGGGCACGGTTGGGAGATGATGTCCGCGATCTCGCCCGCCGTTGTGCCCAGTGACTTGATGATCTCGAGCCCGGTCACGGCTGCATCCCCTCCTTGAACTTCTGGACGGCGTAGTTGTTCTCGTACATCTCCGCGAGCTCCCGGATGTGGTCGTGGAGGGCTTTCCGCATGACCAGGGCCGGATATTCACCCACCTTCTCGATCGCGTCATCCAGCTCGCGGGCCATGTTGAAGATGTTGAGATAGACCTTGCAGTCGTTCGGCGGACAATCCTGGGCGAGCATAAGGCCCAGACCGTAGACCTTCCGCACCGTCCACTCGCTTCGGATGCCCTTGTTCGCATGGATGAAGGTGTCGGGCTCCGTCTCGGTTGGGCTGGGCGGCTCCGGCTCCTCCGGCTTGTTCGGCTCGAAGTGGTCGGGGTCGACCTCGGTCTCGCTCTTGCCGATCATCCCCAGGCGGTACAGGGCCACCTTGAAGCCGTGGAACTCGTGCGCCGCCGCTTTGGCGTCGATGTCGGGGTAGTGCTTGCTCTCGACCTGGGTCTCAAGCTGCTGCTCCCACCCTGCGATCATGAGCTGCGGCTCGACTTCCTCCTCGGAGCACTCGGCGTCGCTCTCCACGATCACGGTGCAGACGGGAGGCTCTTCGGAGAAGTCCGACTCGGACTCCAGGCTCCGGGCCTGCTCCACGGCGACCTCGATGCAGTCGGCGTCGGTGTACTCCATCGCGTCGCGGTCGAAGTCGATGTCCCCGGTGTACTGCTCGGCGTCGATGACGCCGAAGCTCCCGAGGTCTGGGTAGTTGCGCTTCTCGCGGTCGTTGAAACGGACGACCAGGAAGCCGTTGATCTTCTTAATCTTTCTCATGCTGCTGTCTTCCTTTCTGCCCTGCCATCGTCAGGCCGGGTAGGGCGGCTCCCGGCGACGCCCCGGAGGGCGTTTCGGCTTTAGACTCCTTCGGGCCGGTGCTCATCCAGGCCCGCGACCATCCGCTCGCACCTCGCAGCCCGAGCCTTCTGTTCCCGGTAGATCGTGACCGCCCGGGTGAAGGCGATGTCCTGCGGGGTGTCTGCCATCTCCGCCATGATGTCGGCGGCGGAGGCCATACGCTCGCGGCTCTCTTTGGCGTCATCTGTCGCGAGCGTCCAGAGGTCGAGGTATAGGTCACTCGGGAATACAGACCGCGTCAACCGCAATCCGAGGGAGCGGTTTTCTTCCTTCAAGCTGTCGACCAGACCGCCCAGCTCCTTGAGCCGCTTCTTTGCGTCATCCAGCTCTCGCTGGTTGTATGCGAGCTGCTGCTCGGCGGTCTCTGCGCGTTGCTTCATGCTGCAAGCGAAGTCGTCCTCGATGTTCTGCTCGGCGACATCAAAGCAGCCATCAAATGCGGCGGCGATGTAGCTCTGTGGGCCCAGCTCTTCGACCATCTGCTTGATCTTGGAGAGGGTCTCGCGCTCCTGCTCCTTTGTGGCGGGGACGTCGGTGTCGTCAAGCTCCACGTCCGTGATCTCCCGGCCCTTGCTCGCGGCCTTGAAAACCTTCCGGGCCGCTGCTTCTGTCCGCTCGGTGATGTATGCGGTCTCGGTCTCGCCCTCGTCGACGATGTAGGTGATCTTGTATCTGTTCAT